TTTTTAAGCCCTGAGTTTTCTACTATTTTAGTTAAGGTATTATATATATTTTTTAAATTAACCATTGGCATTTCTTTTCCACCTTGAAGTTGAAACGCTTGTAATTGTCTTTCTAAGATACCATTCAACATAACTTGTTGTTGTTGTGTAGAGCCTGTTCCTAAACCCACAGTAACTGTGATATTAAATTTGTTTTTCCATTCTGTTGGTTTGATTGGAATATATTTATTGTTAAGTTTTATAATTTGTTCTTTATCTTGATACTTAACCATAAGTTCAAAAATTTTATTAAATAAATCTTTAACACCTGTTTCGGCAAATACTCTTGCTACTAATTCTGATCTCATTTGAGTCTGAGTCATTAAAGCATTTACGCCTGTAGCAGTTTTTGCGTTTAATGTATTGGGGTCTAATCCTTGTGCTTGTTTTGAAACTCCACTTCTTACTTCTCTAACAGAATCTAAATAAGATAATAAAGGAAATGCTTGTTGGGAAATAGGTTGAGCTTGTAGTGGTTGCATAACTTGATTAGGTGGTTGTTTGGTTCTTACAACTCCACCAGGTCTAGTAGTTAAAAGGTCATCCATATTAACCATACCATCCATGATAGCTACTCTGTTATTATTTGTTAAATACATATTATCTAACAACTGTCTCATAACAGTAGATTTCATTAATTGAATATCCTCTACTAATTCTGCTATTGACCTACCATAAAATCTGTGTGGCATTGGAATAGGTGTTACTGAAACAAAAGGAACTCCATCACAAGGTTCGTTTGATAAAACTTTAAACCCATCATCACCTGCTGATATAACTTTTCTTAATTCTGCTATGCCATCTTGATCATAGTCATATTTAATATAAGACTCATAAACTAAAACTTTTTCTGTAGAACTGTCTGTTGCAATATTAGTTTGAAAATTACTAATGTTTTGATTTCTTATAATTTGATCTTGATTGAAAATATCGTTTTCCGTTCTAGGTAATAAATCCACTTCTTCTTGGGGAAAACCCATTTGAACTATATCTGATCTTGTCATTAAAACTTTGTGAGAAACAAAGTCAGCATCATCAATAGTTTTTGCTGTACGATTAATTAAAAATTCTTCAGGTGGTATAGACTCAATTTTTACTTTACCTGTTTTTGATATTCTTTTAATTTTACAATTATATAAAACAGGTTCAGGAAATACTACTTGAGAAATATCTAAACCTCTAGCTTCGGCTTCTGCCTTACCAAATTCAATTTGTTCTGCTGCTACTTCGTCTTCAATAATTTCTTCTTCTACAAGTTCAATATCATCTTTAGTATCTAGTAGAGCTTCTTTTTCAGCTAATGTTAAATTTTTATAAGTTTCATGTTCTACTGTTTCTGTCTCATCAAAGTAAACTTTTAAGAAACCATTTTTTTCTATTAGAGCATCTTTAAAAAAATTATATAATAATTTAAAACCTGGATTGTCTTTGTAAAAAACATGGTTTAAATAAGCGGTAGCTTGTTCGGCAATACCAACATCTTCACCAGTTACAGGTTCGCAACTTACGACCTTATCACTTGCTGTGAAAACTTTTAACAAACCTGGAAGCATAGACTCAATAGTGTCTGCTACGTCTGTAGAAACTACTTGTGATCTTCCGTCAATTTCAGTTCCCAATCTATCACCTAAATAATACTCTAAAGATTTTCTTCTTGATTCAGATAGTTCCCCACCTAAAAATCCTATTGCATTTTGAATTTGATTAGAAAGAATTGCTCTTAACTTTGGTTCTGAGAATTCAATGTTTTTTTTCTTTGCCATATTATATTATGTAATCTGTATTTACTTTTATTGGTTTTGACCAATCACTTCTTTCTATAGGCTCTATCACAGCTCCATACCTAAAGCTATCACAAAAATGAGATGCCCAGTTATGAGTCGGTTTATTTCTAAAGCAACTGTTTTTACTATCCCAACGCTTACTATAGCTTTTTAACGCTTCTACAAGTGTTTTGCAATTACTTTTATGAAAATAACATTTTGGAAGTAATCTTCTTGATTGTTCAATTCCATCTTCAATACTTAATTTTGGTGCAACCTCAAATTCTATGCCTAATTCTTTTGCTGTCTCCCATCTTGATTTGTTAGTTCCAATCTCCCTAACCCTTATATCATGCGGTGCTATATGCTTAGAATAGGTATAAGGTTTCTCATCTAGGACATTAGCATAATGTTCTAAACCCTCACTTGAGTTTTCATAGCAATCTATAATTCTAATTTCTTTATCTCTGCGTTGAGCAAAGGTTATAACTGTAGAGTCATTCATTCCTAGATCCCACCAGGTTTCCACATCTAAACTTAGGTCAATTTCAAAATTTTTTATACGATTGTTCTTTTCTAGTTCTTCCATTATTCCGCCATAATAAGAACCTGACACACCAGCTTGAAACGAACACTCAAATTCTTGTAAATATGAATCAGGCGACATTGTCAATTTTGCGGCATCTAATTCATCCTTTGGTATAATCTTTGTTTCACTTGCTTTGAATTTACAAGTAAACCAATCTTTATTTACTTTGGCTTTTTCATGTAAATCAAAAAACCAATTTCTTCCCATTGGCGTACCTATAAAAATAGCAAATCCTTTTCGGTCAGATAAGCAGGGTCGCAAAACAGCATCAAATAAATCAGGACTTATATTCTGAGTCTCATCTACTATTACTCCGTCAAAATATTGACCTCTAATTGCAGCACTATTTTCCGCACCTATAATTTGTATTCTTGAATTGTTTACGGAAAAATCTACCCTTAATTCTGACTCATTAAACTTAGTGCCAGGAACTGCTGCTGAAAATTGTTTCATGTAATCCCATGCTGTACTTTTTCCTTGAAGTCTGTAAGGCGAAAGAAAAGCATATCTAGGATAGGGTTTTTTATTAGTTAGTGCAGCTCTAATTAAATGATTTATTGCAAAGACAGTTTTACCACCTCTCCTATGAACTATGATTACGTTAAACCTGTTCACATCACATTTTTTATGTAAAAATTTTTGAATATCTCTTGGAGCATAGGGAATTACTATTTGTGGCATTAAAAAGTAAAATTCCTAATGTAAAGTTTGTTTTGGATTCTCATAAACCATTTCATCTAACATAGTTTCTTTTAAGTGATTAGAAAAATCTATTGCATCTTCTTCTGTTTCAAAGCCATGAAAGCTAGAAATAACAACTGGTTTTCCAGTAACTTTATCCTCCATTATAAGGATCATTGTTTTTAATAAGAGATTATCCATTTTATACGTTTATACCTTCTATCGTTATTTTTCTACACCCACAACTCTAAAGTGGGGTATGCCGATTCAGAACCCCCACCCCTAGTGTTATACAAGTTAAACGACACAATTTTATTACAAGTGATAATAAATGTTATCAATAGTAAAACTTCTGATAATAAAAGGTTATAGCCGATTTTACCTTTTGTTCTTTTATTACTGTGATATTTTTGCAACTGTTGCATAAAAGACACACCCTTTTTCTTGTATGTATATATTTCTTTTTGTTTGTGCAAGAAATACCAACTCTCTACATAAACATTGGCTTATTTAATCTTTTGAATCCCAACTAATGACTAAAGGAGATGCAGAATCACCTTTTATTGTAAGCTCAGCTTGTTTAGAATACCTTTTTGCACTTAATTTAGACGCTGACCATTGAGTATTAGCTACCAGGATCTTATAAATGTTAGTTAAGTTCTGTCCAGCTTTACCATCTATGTCACCTGACTCTATTTTAGCTTCTAACTCTTTTCTTTTATCTTCTAACTCACTTAATTTTACATCAACTGCTAATTCTTTTGATTTTACATATTTTGTCATTAAAGAATCCGAAAGCAGCAATTCTTTACGAAAAGATTGCCAAGTATATCCTTCTATTTCAGCAAACGTCTCTCTTAGAGTTTTTCCATCCGAAATTAACTCAAGAATCTCTGATTCTAACTTAGCATTTAATTTTCTTGGTCTTCCTGCCATATAATACTCCAAACATACCCTTTAAACGAACTGAGATAGGTGCTGAGCAAGGTAGAAAGGGAATTTAAGACCTTGCCCAGCGTTGTAGCTACAAAATATGCCTACAGAAGGGATCTATAGTGCATAAAATTCTATAACACACAATATATGGTTCTACCATTCAAAAATACCTTTTTTTTTGAAAATTAAATTGGTTGTGTTTGTAAATGGATTCTTTTTTAATATTTTCTTTTCCATCATGTCATTTAAAATTAGTTGAGCAGTATAAGCTGGAAATAATTTGTCTAAAACAATAATAACAAGAATATCTGATTTTAACATACCAGCATGATAGTCAGACCAAAGCTGATTGATTATTTCAATTTTTTCGACCTGGCTATAATCGTTATTTCGAATAGGTTGTAATGGTTTACCTTTAAAGAAGTATTGCAGAGAAGTGGGGGGAGTTCTCATTAACTTATCCCTTAAATCCTTTTAACTTCTTAAACCCCTTATTAGTATTATTTATACTAGTCTTATTCTTCTTAATACTAACGAAATTTTGGGTAGTCACATACCCACCAGTTGATAAGGGTAACACTTCTTTTTTAGGAACTTTAAGCTCATAGAGATTAGCAGAGGTTCTTCTGTGAACAATTAAATAGCCATTTTTAACAAGCTCTTTTTTGCACTTTTGTAATGTATTTAAAGAAATGCCCAATTTAGCTTTTAAGGTACTATTTCTTAGAGTCCTATATTTTTCAGACAACGATCTTATGTAAGTAAATAGCTGCTTACTATCATTACATAAATCATCATCCCAAATGATTTGATTAGGTACTATTGTAAAACCCCTTTTTGTCATATCCCTGCTAAACCCTATATGGCAAATTTTGGGTAATCACAAGCTGTATTTTAGGGGTTTGACATAGTGTACAAGTATGGTACAAATATAACTATGGAAACGAATCAAAATATAAAAACTTGTGGAATATGCTTTAGAGCAATTAAAGTGAAAAATGATAAAATTGCAGATCATGGTTTTAAAATGAGAGGTGGTAGAATGGGAACTTGTAGAGGTTCTAGAGAGCTTAGTTTTGAAATTACAAAAAAACCAGCACAAATATATTTATCAGAGTTGAGAAACACAAAAGTAAGAAATGAAGCAGAATATATAAACAAAAGAGTAGCTTATGGTTATGCAGATAAAAATGGTGTTAATATGCAAAATGCAAGACCTGACATTACTAGAAGACAAGGAGACGAAATAAGAGAAGCTGCAAACATACTAAATCATAATAGATATAAAAGTTCTTTGCTTCTTAAAAATTTAAAAAACTATAAAACAGTAGGAGAGCAAATATGATAATATACGGAAAAGCAATACACAGAAAACACACTAAAAGAGTAGCTATTATTGTGGCAATTTTTTTAGTATCAATATTAACAATAATAATAATATAAGGGGTCTAGCATGAAAATAAAAGATTGGGATATATTTAAAATGTTTAAAGGCAAGGCAAAAGAAGTAACTAAGGAAACTACTTTTGATGAAATGGAGAATGTTAATCCATTTGAACAAGTGTCGGTTTTACCAATTCATGTGGTTTCGTTTTTAGAAGAAAAGGCAAAAAGGAGAAAATGAAGATAGGGATTAATCACAATTTAAGATTAAGACTTCTTGTAGAGGAGCTAACAAAAAAGTTAGAGTCTAAAACTATTAAACTAAAAATAGCAGAAAGGAAGTTGTTAAAATATGAAAGAAACAATACTTGAAATAACTGTAGCTTGTATGGTCTTAAGTTATTTAATTTACGTTATATACACACTATGAATATAGAAAAGGGATTAAGAGCAGAATATGAGCTTCTTGAAGATGAGGTAAAAGAAAAAGTTAGCTTTGGCGATTTTATAGCAGATCCCAAGAGTGCTAGGTTAATCATTGAAACAGTTAAAAATGTTTTAATAGGAAAAAAAGAATACATACAAAGAATTAAACAGGGAAAAATGAAAAGTGGAATATGATAGAAATATTAATAGTAATAGAAGTAATAGCTTTAATTATTTACTTAAATAAGTAAATGGATGGCTATACATGGTCTAGGGAGCTTGGTCTTAAAATTGTTGAGTGTTGCCTGTGTACTGAGGAGGGATTAATTATGGAAAATAATAAGCTATATTGTGCCGATCATTATTGTCTTAAAACTTGGAAAAAACAGTTGCATAATGTAGATAAATACTTAACAAAGAAAGAGGAATTATAGTGGAAAATTATTCAGTTAATAAAATTACTTATCAAGAAACTAAACCTTTTATATTACATATTCATTATGCAAAAAGAATGCCCAGTATATCTTTTGCCTATGGTTTGTTTTTTAAAAATGAATTAGTTGGTGTGGTTTGCTATGGTTCTCCACCCTCTCAATCTTTATGTAAGGGCATAGCTGGAGAGGAGTACAAGGGAAAAGTTTTAGAATTAAACAGATTAGTTTTAAAATACAACATTAAAAATGAAGCATCTTATTTAGTTGGAAATTCTTTTAAATTACTACCAAAACCTAAAATTGTTGTTTCTTACGCTGACACAAGTCAAAATCATACTGGTTATATCTACCAAGCTACAAATTTTATATATACTGGATTATCCGATAAAAGAACAGAATGGAGAATGAAAGATTCCAATAAACACAGTAAAACAATTTGCGAAAAATATAGTTTAAATGAAAGAAAAAATAATCCTGATAAATTTTATGTAATGGATAGACC